CTTGCTGTTGTTTTTGTTGTTGCTGTAACTGTTGTTTTTGTTTTGTAAGCATTTGCTCTTTTTTCTTATTTTGAACTTTACCTAAAGCTTGTTTAGCTTGTTCTGCTTTAGTATGTAACTTTCCAGAATCTTCATAATCATTAAGCATTTCTTTTATAAAATCCCTATCATGTCCTTTTTCTGTAAAGTAATTTGATAAGATTGCTTTTTGACTTCTAACATCATCCTGAGAAAGTTCAATTTGATTATAATCCAAATTAGGATCATGAACCTGCATAAACTTTTGTGACTCTCCCCCATTTAAAACATATTCTAAATGTTGTCTAACTAATGGAAAAGCATCTAAAACTTCATCAATTCTATCATCAGCCATTTGTGAAGCTACATCTTTAGTCATTTCTGCTAAACCTTCTGATGTATCAGCATATTCACCTTCCAGCTCATATCCTAACTTTGATAAAACTTCTGATACAACTGTATCTTCATCATTTTCATCATTTTCATCATCAGCAAAAACCTCACTTTCTTCTTCTACTTTAGGTTCTTCTACTTTTTCTTCTTCTACTTTATCCTCAATATCTTCGAGTTTATCAGTAGGGTTTTCTTCTTTTACTTCTTCTTTTACTTCTTCCACAGGCTTCTCGATCTCATCGATAGCAACTGTGTCAACTCCATCACCTGCAATTACATCATCGAAGGTAATATCGTCTAGTTGAATTTTTTCATTTGGTTCCATATATATTTATTGGTTTTAAGTTACAAATTTACTAATTATATTGATATTTTTTATAGTTTTTTTATTTTTGGCTTTTTCTTTATTATATAACACTTACCAGCACCCATATTTACATTTTCTCCTAATTCCACCTTTTCTCTTAGGTTTATAAAACTCTGTTGTAGTAGCTTTTTCAAAATCTCTTTCAAATGTAGGACTAGTTTTATTTAAAATTTTATTTATATAATCTGTAGTTTCAGTAATAGGTTCTCCAGTTTTTTTATCTAAATAATACTCAGGAAGTTTATCAACCCAGTGAAGGTCATCATATATATTTATACCGTCTTTTTTCATTGCCTTTAAAACACCAAATAATCTAGGACCTCCCATATTATATCCTGCTAGTTGTTTTGCTAGTTTAACTTCGTCAGTTCCTTTATTTATATAAGGTCTCTCTGAAAGATATTTCATCCATTTTTTTTGAGCCTTTGTTGCTTGCATTGCATCAAATGGATCAAAATTATCTGAAACTATATTTTTATTTTTCATCTCTTGAATTGTAATAGGCATAAATTGCGCTATACCCATAGCTCCCGCATCACTTACCGCTTTAGGGTCAAATGTTGATTCTGCATATCTTTGTCTTTGAAGAAAAAGATTTCTATCATCTTTCTTTTTTCTTTTTTTATTTACATCTAACCAATCAAATGAATAAGGAGTAAATCCTCCATTTTGAAATCCTCCTTTTTTACGATATATAAAAGGATGCTGTTCTGTAGGATCAAATGCAGGAGAAATTGGTCCTCCTTTATCAACTATTTTATTTATTTCAGTTAAAGTTTCAGTCTCATCTATATTCTTTAATTTATGTCCTAAATCTTTTACATAGTCACTACCATATCCTTTATCCCATCCTTTAGTTTTTACTTGCCAGTCTGGTATAAATCTTGTTCCTCTCGAAGTATTAAGAGTACCATCCATTGATCCAAGGTATGGAGAATAAAATCCTTGTGATGTTCTTCCGTCAGCAAAATACTTATTACCCCCTCCTGTAGATCTATACATTTGAACATTTGTTCCAGGAGAAATTTCAACATCAACTAAATCTCTTCCAGAAGGTCTTTTATAAGGACCTAAGTTTCCTATGTCTCCTTTATTAGTTATATTAGATCCACTTATATTTGATACAGGTATTTTATTAGGATTGTTAGTTACCATACCCTCTATATCTTTTTTACCTTGAGTTATAACCTGGTCAACTGTCTTATTTGTTTCTAATAAACTTTTTGGATTAGGATTCTTATGCCATTTTTTTCTTAAGGTATTAACTCCTTTTTTTACTAGTTTTCCAGGAACAAATGGTAGCACAAATCCAGCTGCATTAGCCGCAGCTCCTACATAATCACCACTACGTAAATCCTGTATAGTATTTTTAGCATCAATTACTTCTCCTGACCCTGGACCAAAACCCAGTACTGTTTCTATTCCACCCCAATTTATTTTTCTATTTTTATTTCTTTCATTAATAGCTGCTTGAGAATAATCAGTTTTTTTATTAAAGTTAAATCCTCCTTTTTGATAAGATGCTGGTGATTCTATTATTGTTCCTTCTGATGGACCAGTTGGTAAATCTTGTATTCCTGGGGGTACATTTTTATAAGATTCTACTAAATGTCCTTGATTATCTACTTTTTGAATATCAATAGGAGCTTGCATCCCAACAGTATTAAATGATTGTCCAGGTTGTACATTAGGGAAAGCCATACTAGCATCAGTATTCCCCATAGCATGTTGTTCCCTTAATCCTACTTGTTGTTCTTGTGGTGTATTAGCAACTTGCATTTGTTGTTGCTGTTGTTGCTGTTGAGTAAATTGTTCAATTAAATCTATACCTTGATCTGCAGCTTGAAATACTTCAGTTATACTTCCAGGATACCCAGAAGTTTTGGCTCGATTCAATAATTCTCTCCTAGTCTCGTTTGTTGGCATTCTTAGCAGCTATTTCCTTTTTGATTTTACTGTCTTCTCTTTTAACTTGATTTGCATCTCTAGCAATACCCTCAGATACTTGATCTCCTCTGATTTTTTCAGACAATTCTTGTCCTCTTAAATCTAATTCTCTTTCTTTAATTTCAAAATCTCTAATCATTTTTTCAAGATTTAAAGTATGACCTTCAGTATCTTTTTTAGATTCAGCGCTAATTAATGCAATTTCAATATCTTTTTGTCTGTCTTTTTCTCTTTCTAATGCTTCAGCTTCTGCAGCTATTTGTTGAGCTTCTAATTGTTGTTCTTGCATTTGTTGTTGAGCTTGTTGTTGAGCTTGTTCTAATTCTTCTTGTGCTCTGTCAGCTTTCTTAAGATTTTCTTTAATTTGTGTAAAGCTATCAGAATCTAACATTTCAGCTATGTCTCCTGGTTTAGCACCATTTTGCATCATAGCTTGAGTCATTGATTTAATATTTTGTAGTTTTTCTTGATCTTTACCTGCATCAGAAACAAATATCCCATAATTACTTTCCATGTGACTCATACTATCTAGGTCTAAATAGTCTGTTGTACCATCTGGCATAATATACATAGTTTTTTTACCTCCTAACCATGCTTCTTTAGAATAATCTAATAATGCTTGAAAATCTCTTTGTTCCATTCTTTCAAATTTTCTAAATAGATCTTCTGTAATATGTGATGATTGTAATATAGCTTGTTGTGAAGATGCTTTACCTTCATATGCTCCAATCTCACCTTGTCTTTGTCTACTTACTCCAGATATTTTTTCCCATTCTATTAATATAGATTCTAGTAATTGAATATACTGTGCAATAGTCTTAATAGACATATCTAAGACAGATTGATGTTGTGGATTTAATTGAATCCCCTCTTTATTATAATCTACCCAAGCAATACCTGTACCTTCTACGTAATACATAAACTTATCCATATCCCATTTTTTAGGAATCATGTTTATATCAAACTGTGCAATAATATCTTTACTCCTAGCTATTGCAAGTTCTAATCTATATTTATAAATATTGTAATTTAACTGATAAGGTATCCCAAGTTTAACTAAAGATATATTAGAAGAGTTTATATCAGAATAACGTCTCCCATTAATAGGTAATTTACATTTTGATGGATTCTCTAAGGATAATCTCTGATTAGCAATTGGATTAATGTTAATATACATTCTACCATCAATTCTTGTACCCTCCCAAACTTCATTAACCCAGTTCCAAGTTAATTTAGCTCCAGATTCTTTCATTTCTCTAGGCATTCTAAATCCATCCGCAACCTCTATCTCTTCTATCGTGCCTGTTTCAGGATCCATATAAGTTATAAATCCTATTCTTTTTCTAGATTTCCAATAAACATTAACAACTTCTACAAGTCTGTTTCTAAATGCATTTTCATCTCTATTATGAGCATTAGCATATAAAAAAGAAATATCACTTTCTGAATGTCTTGGTTCTTCAAGTTCTAAAACTTGTTGTTCTGTTAAACTATCATAATATGCATCTATTACACTAGAAGCGTGCACATATTTTCTAACTAATGCCCAATCACCATCTTCTACAAATTCTAAATCTGGATCAAGATCATAGTCTACATCTAAAGGATTGAGAATACTATAATATGGTTCTCCTTGTCTTACTCCTCTTTGTGTATAACATTCTCCAGTAACTAAATAATGAAACCAAGCTTTTTGAATTTTATCATATATTTCTTGATCTTGCATAATGTAGTTCATAGCTTTCTGCCCTAAGATAGCTCTATTATCTACATAGCTATTCTCAAACATTTCTGCTATATGCTCTGGTAATTCTATTTCTTTTTCAGGATCTACTCCTACATCTTGACCTTGCTGTTGTAGTGCTTGAAGAAAATGAGACTGTAGATTTCTAAAAATTACTTCAGTTTTTGCATTCTCTTTTTCAGAAATAGTATCAGCATTTTGTACTGTAACGGTATAATTGAGAGGTCTTTTAGATTTTTCCCCTAGAAGAAGATCAATTATGGGTTTGATAATGGGGTAATTACGCATTTCAGAAGGAAAATTCTTACGGCTTTTACCATAAGGTTTTAATACGTACTTGTAATCCGCCTCGTCAATTACACCGTTATAATAATCATATAATATTTTCAAGTCATCTTTTTTACCAGAATAACTTGAGCCTGAATTAGAAAGATCTATAAATGCTTCCACACAAGATTCTTTCCATTTTTTATCTTTTTTAGTTATTGAGAGTTTTTGTCTCGGTATTTTATCGTATCCCATAATTTACAAATTTAACTAAATTTATCTTTAGTTCTTATACTAGTATATATTTAAATCTTTATATTATACATATATCACTACAAATAGTCACACATGTTATATAAACTATATTTTAAAGTGAGTTCTTCTCCCTCCTCAATTTTTTTAGTAGTTTTTAATTTTTTATATTCCCCATCCTCTTCTTCTATAAGCTCACAATTAGGACTTTCTGAATGATTTATAAATCCTCCTAATGGTGTTCTAATATAATTATGTTGAAAATTTGGGTCATATACATGACTTATACCTATAACTACCTCTCCCGGAATATCTTCTTTCGCTAGGATCCCTGCTCCGTGAATACTTGATGGTCCTATTGTTAAGTATTCTGGTAGAGGGTTATAAGGTTCTTTTTCTTTACATTTATTCATATTAATAATAATTTTTATCAAACCAAGAATTAGCAGAGTTATCTTCTAATACATCTTTTACTTCTGCATTATATAATTCTCTAGTATGGTACATTCCAATCATTAACGCCATCACACGGTCAAAGTTACCATGATGATTAAATTTAATTAACTCTGTCAATAGTGCAGGGTCATAGATTTTATGCAAATTTAATAATTTATTTCCATTTTCATCAGTACTACGCACAGTATTAAGCCAATCCCTTATATATATCTCACCTTGTCTCTTTCTTGCTTCAGTCATATGCATCCCATATTGACGTTTTACTGTTTTACTCCTAAGTTCTCTTTTATCTAACATCTCAAACTCTTCTTGTAGTTTATGTAACTTCCTATATCTCTTAGCGTATGCTATAACCTCACCACGATCATTCTCAAATCCTATTTTACATCCATAGTAATCAGCTAATAAAAATAAATTTCTATTATATTCATCTTGTGTTTTTGGTCTCCCTACATAAGATGCTACAATAATATCATCTGGTTGAGATAAATTATTTGGGCGTTTTAATACATAAGCTGCCCCTAAAGAGCTAGAATCTGCAGATTGATTTTGCCCATAAGGGTCATGACAGATTACATATAGATTATGCGGAACTTGTTGTTTTTCATTTTTATAAGGAGCTTCATAAATTACAATTGCCCCTGTTTTATCATCATCTTTTCTATGTGGAAATTTAATTATTTGTTTTAAATCCCCATCAATAGTAAACTTTACTTCACCTTTAGAGTTATGAAACATTTTTCCTACTGTTCCTATAGCTTGTAATCCCCTTGATTTAACTATATTATATTGCTCTTGTAACGATGCTACATCAAACAGATTAGACGTTACTTGTAAAGTAGCTTCTTGAGGAGAGAAAGGGTGCTCAGCTATATATTGGTCTAAAGATTTTGCATCGGCTGCACCTTTCTTCTTTTCCCTCATTTCTTTTTCATATTCTATAGCTTTATCTCCTATAGAATTGCCTTGTTCATCTATAAATCCATCTAAATTAGTTTGAATTGGAATAAAATAACCACAAGTACTCCCCATAGCCCCTTCATCCCATATATTCTCATACGACATACAATCATATGCATCTGGATTGTAAAATATTTCTTCCATAGCTTCAAAATCTGCTCCTTCTGTACCACCTGTTCCAAAAGCTACCATCATCCCCAAAGTTTTAGATCCTTGCCTCATTGTAGGCATTGTTACCTCCCAAGCTTTTAATAATCCTGGGAAAGATCCTGCTTCCTCAAAAAATACTAACTCTCCTGCTTTACCCCTAACTTTATCTGGATTATCTTTCAAACTTACCCCCATAATTTGAGACTTCATTCCCATTTCAATTTCTAGTCCATTTACTTTCTTTTTATATCCAGACATTTTATGCATTTCTCTATCTCTTAGTCTTGGTTGAGCCCATGCGGTATGATCATCTATAAAAGATAAAAACTCCCAAGCTTTTGAGAGTAATCCATCACCAATTAAGTATTCTTTCTGTGCTGCAAATACAAAATTCTTACTATTCTTAACAAAAAAGTAATTACGTGCTAGCATAGATCCTGCTTTATAAGAATATCCCTTACGTCTAGCTTTTAAAACAATCATATGTTTATTATCTCCCCTTGCCTTATCTATCTCATGAAAATATTCATAATCACCATCATAAAATCTAGGGAAAGTCCTCTCACGTCTAGCCTGGATACTACCATCTGGTAATATCTCATCTACAGCTCTATCAATAGGACAATAATTTAAATAAAAGTAATGGAATCCAGTAATATGAAGTTCATCTACCTCATATCCGTATAAACAACGTTTTTTCTCCTCATCCCAAAAATCATAGTATTCTTTTGTCCCTGAAAGCGCTGAGGTATAATAGCCAGTCTCTAAAAATCTAAGTGCAGAAGGTCTTAATCTATCTGTATGTTTAAGCATTTATTTTTAATATTAGTTAATTCTGCACACTTTTCATATTCTTCAGTTTTAATAAAGTATTCAATAACCATATCTATTATATCTTCAGTTCTCCCATCTTCTTGTATAGGATCAAAAGGTAAAAAAAATTTATCAAATTCATCTTCTTCTAAAGAATAATAAATATCGTCTAAAGTTTTACGCTTAGTAATTATATCATAAGCATTCTCCATTGCAGTATTATACAT